CAATTACCATTATTATTAGTGTTTATAAAATAATAAGTATAACCTTCTAGTGGTCTAGCTCCTATTTCTGCTATTTTTATGAATGTACCTAAAGGATAAGTACTCAATTCGGAAAAATCAACTCTTTCAATAGTTATTACATCATCATAAGTTTTACCCCTTTCAAACATCATCACCTCCAAAGTCTCGTTATTAGGAATTAAACATACTGCTATATCCGTTAACGCTTGATTATTTTCACTGATAAAGTAATTAAAATTTGCATCAATAACTTTAGATAATATAAAATCAGAAATTAAAGTTTTTTCAGGTCTTATAAAATAATATCCAGGATCTACGGATAAATTAGAACCATCTAATTTGTAATTTATTGAAACATATTTAATTCCTTTTAAATTTACTTTTAATTTTGGTTTATTTGCTTTATTAATTTCTTCTGTAGAGTATTTGTTTTTATTTTGTCCTTCTATATCAAGTATTCTTTCATTTATAGTTCCAAAAATAACTTTTTCAATATTTCCTTCATACCTTCTTACTATTTTATATTTTATAAACTGACTATTAGAAATATCTAAATTATTATCATTTGAAGGGAGTGGAATGGTTATATCTAATTTATTGCTTAAATCTAAAGCGTCGCCTATTTTTATTAATTCTTTTGACTCTGCTGTAGTAAATCTACCTGACATATATTTACCGTAGCTGTCAATATGATACTGGCCTTTATAAACATCGCCATTCAGATAAGTAAATTCACCATCAGATAAATTTGCTCCGCTTCTTAAATTATTTGGGTCTGATAGTTTATGTACCATATTTTTATCAACTACTTACTAACTTTAAAATATATAGATTCGTCAATTGTCTTTTCTATACTGCCTCCTTCCATTTTAACTTTAAGTAATACTTTATAATATCGATTTGGCAAAAAAGTATTAAAATTCACATTAAAATAATTTCCTTTATTATCACAACTAATGACATTATTATCATCAAAAGGAATAATGTACAAAGATGTTTGTTCATCTTGTATTGCATAATAAGATGATGTAGGTAATCTTTTACTAGTTAGAAAATTAGATGATGTTGAATATGTTTTAACAGGAATTCTATCTCTTACAAGAAATCTGAATTTTGTTTTGTCTGATGGAAAATAAGATGATTTTTTATTTTTAAAATATACAATGAAATCCTCATTATTGATTTGAGAAAAAGATGAAGTTCCAGAAAAATTAGAATCATTCCATACAATATCTATTCTAGGAGAAAATATTGTATGGGTCTCTCTACTAAAAAATTTTATAGACCCTAGTTCTTCAGAACTTTTTTCGTCTGCGTCACTTCTTTTTATTATAAGTCCGTTGTTTGGAATTGAGCCGGAAATCCATTTATGTATTATATTTGTGATATTCATTCTCAAATCGGGATTTTCTTGATTAAAAGACTGCGAAGAATAATATCCATTTTGATAATACCAGTTAGCACCTCCTTTAATGGTTACGTAAGATCCCGTTGTTCCAGCAACAAATGAACCTGTAGGCCATTCTTTTCCTGTATTATTAAAATATCCGTTTCTATATTTCCAAGAAACTCCTTCTTTTATAGGCGGATTGGCTATAAAATAACCTCTTCCTTGGTCCCAAGATTGGCTAACAGGGTAGGCATATATAGAATATGATAAGGATAAATTTTCTGCATAAGCGGAATATAGACTTAAATAATATTTACTTGATTTTTTTATTGTGTTATTTTGAATTAACTTAGATATTTCATTTGTATCTAATTGAATTAATATTCTAGAGTTATAATTATAATCCCAATAAATACCATCTGAATCAACAGTTTTAGCGGATATCTTTTCTAATTCTACTATTTGATCTAAACCTGTATTCATATCAGGCTTTCTCTCGTAAATAGTTGCGTCTTTTATAGGGTAAACAGAATATTGCATTTTATGATAAATTTACTACTCGTCCTAATATATCTCTATTTTTATATTTAACTTCAAAAATAGAGGGGTCTAAAGCAGGATATAATATATTATTTCTTGTTGCGGCTTTTATGTCATAATAATTTCCTGAATAACCTTCTTCTTCATCATATTTATTGTGTATGTCAAAAGTTATTATGTTTTTAACTCCAGGAACGTCTTTTATTAGACACATAACTTCACTTATATAAATAGGTTGTCCTATTTGCATTTTATCATTGATGAAATAATCTCTTAAATTTGATAAGCACTGTAATAAAACTTCATTGGAATTATATGTAGGAGATGTTAATATTTCAAAACTTATAGCAATGTTTATAATAAATGCATCTCTTATGTTTATAGCATCTGTTAACATCCTATATTGAAGCAAATAATTTTTTAAATTCATTTTTACAGCAATGTTTAAAGGCGTAAAATTCTTGTTATTATCATATCCTAGCAAATATAGATTTAATGATAAAGGATTAGGGATGAAATCGAAAGTTCCATAAGCTCTTGTTTGTGCATCTCTTTCTATATGTGATTTTGCTATTGCTCCAAATTTAGGAGGCATTGTATAACATCTTACTACATAATCATCTTTTGTAACAGCTCTGTTCTGGGATGCAAAATGATTGATTGCTTCTTCTCTTAATACTTCTATAGGCTTGTCAGAAATACCTCCTCTCGCAGGTTCCGGATTATTTATAACTACAGAAGATACTGCCGAATTATACAAAGATGAGTCTAATGCTCCTAAAGGTGTTAGTATGTTAATTGTAGATATTGTATTGATAGAATTAGCCGGAACGTTATCAGGAATTCCACCTCCTACTGTATAGGTAACTGTAAGAGTTGTGTTAGAAGGGGCGGATCCATAAGTTTTGGTATAAAGAAAATTTTCTGGAGAAATACTTAAATCTACTATTCTTTCAAAATAATTTAATCCTGATCCTACATTGAATGGATTTGGTACTATTTCTTCGTCAACTTCACTACTTACACCTCCTCCAAATTGTATTTCCGTCCTGTCATCCAATCTAAGTCTAGTAACAAATCTTTTCTCTGTCTGTAAATAAGTAAGTAAATAAGGAGCTGAGTCTCTATATTGAGACAAATTTTGATCATTATACGGTAAATTTTGAACGGGTATTGGAATTGTATCTTGTGCTAGATAAGGAACCTCATACCATTTATTTCCATCCGAATCAACAATACTTAAAATTTCTAAGACGTTTGTCTCTGGTAAAGTTATCTTGTCGTATGGTTTAGGGGTTGCGAAAGTATATTGTCTAGAAGTTATATTGCCAGAAACAGCTTTAACTTTTTTCCTAAATAAATAATTTTCTACTTCTCCTGAATTGTCTATTGAGTATACTGATATTTCTGTTGGGTCTAAAGAAGAGCTGTATCTAAAATCTACCGCTTCAATTGTTCTAAAAGTGGGACCATCTTCACTATTTGAAATTAAATTAGAATCAATAGCTAAACAATATTTGAAATCCGGTTTATTATTAGGACCAGTTCCTGTTGAAGGTACTATTTGATATATATCTAAGTCAACGGATGCTCCTGATATAAGAGAAGGTTTATATCCTAATGAATTGGCAATATTATATAAATTTATTTTTTCTTGTACCGTAGATAAAAGAGATTCTCTTAGCTGAATATCTGTATAAAAAGACAAAACATCTCCGACATAAGAAGCTAATTCTATAAACATCATACCAGGAGAGGCCTCATTAAAATCGTTGTAAGTATCTGGAAAGTAATTCTTAGAGAAATCAATTAAAGATTTTCTAAATTCGCCAAAGTCTTTATTTACATACTTAACATCCTTGCTAATTAAATTACTTCTTTTACTCATATTTATAATATTTGAGCGGATAAATCATTTCCGGCACTATAAATTATTATTGTTCTGTTTGCGCCTCTTTCAGTTACCGAAAAAGTTATTCTTACATTTACTGAGTTTTCGGCTTCTGAATATCCATAATTTTGATTCCCTCCAACAATCACATCTAAACTTCTCAAAACTATATAAGGAAGCCAAAAAGCTATGTCGTTTTCTAGTGAAGTTTCCAAAAAACCTCTGTTAAAAGAACTATTTTGTTCAAAAACAAAGTCTCTTAAGATTGTTCCAAAATTAGGATGCATATATCTTTCTCCTTTTCTAGTCATAAGCAAATTAATTAGATTGCTTATTGCTTGATCTTCTGTTGTATAAGATTGCTGAAAAGGTCCCACATCTCTTGCGGGTTTTTTATTATATGCTTCAAGAGGACTTTTGACATATGTATTTCTATTAAATGGCAAAAGTATTCCTACTGCTTTATCTAGTTCTAAGTCTGGGGGATATGCTTTATATAATACTCTAGCCATTTACTTTTATTTTTTCTGCCTTTTTTAATACCGATGTATAGTTTTTAGAAAGAATTTTATTCATTAGATTTCCTCCAGCCGAATCAGAAGAGACGACTCTGCCGTCTAAATCAACAATAGGTTCTTTATACGAGGAATCAAATGATACATTTTCGTTTGTATAACCTAACTCAGAACTGCTAAATGGTCTTGTATGAGTAAGTAAAGAATCTAAAGAACTATACGATTTAGTTATTTTATCATTTTTTGTGTATTTGTCTTCGTTTATTTTATCTTGATTTATATCAATATTTATATTATTTTTTGATAAATAACTTAATTCTTCTTTTATTACCGTTCTAATTTCTTTTTTTATTTCTTGAGCTATTTCTTTAACTAAGAATTTTATTAATGTATTTTTATCCATGTTTATAATAAATATTTATAAGTTTAAAAATTAACCTCAATTATTTTATTTAAGTCAACTAATTCATGTGATAAATGAGCATAATTGTTTTCATATAATGTCACCTCCAAATTTTTTCTAATACAATCCGAGTTAACCAATATTTTCTCTTCTACAATCATACTATCTTCTAAAATAAATAAATTAGTATTTAATAATTTTTCTATATCGGTATTGTTTTTAAATTTATCCCCTATAATATACCATCCGGGTTTACATTCTTTTCTTATAACAAGAATTAAATACACTATATCAGATACTATTACAGATGTTCTTTTACTTCTTAGTATAGAAACTATTTTATAAAGGTGTCCATAACATCTACCATCAGGATAAATATAATCTACAGGAATATTAATTAAATCAATTTCCGGATTATAAGGAGTTCCGGGACTACCTAGTCCTCCGGGTCCATTTTGACCTCCTGGTCCTCCCGGTTCACCAGGAAGTGATGAGTTGCCCGGGCTACCGGGTTCTCCTGATGACGGAGAATTCCCATTTCCTGATGGTGTGTTAGGTATATTTGCAGGTGAACCATCTGGCTCATCTTTAGCGCCTGCTACTTCAGGTAAAGGCTCTGTATTTGAATTACTGGCTCCTTGAGGGACGCCTGGTATTTTTATATCCGGTAACTTTATATTTGGACTTATAGAAAAATCAGGTAAACTAAATCCAGGGTTTCCTATAGAGTTAGTTTTTGAATCTGTACCACCTGGCATATCAGGAGAAGCTGTAATTGATCCCCCGGTTCCGGAATTCATACCTTCTATACTATTGGTAAATGTACTAGGTGGAGTTCTAGATAAACCATCTGTACCTAGTTTGAAATTTGAAGGGAGGGATGGAGGTTGTGGAAATCCTTGCGGACATCCTCCTTGCCAAAAAGGACTAACCGTGTATCTAACTAAAGAAGCTATAGCTGGTAAATAAGGAGAAACAATAGAAGGTAAATTAGGTGCAACTATTATGCCTTTTGGGCCGGCTATGTTTTTCAATTGTTCCCACAAACCCTGAACAAAATCAATTAAATCATCAAAATCTACATCATGAGTATCCGTTGTTAATCTTATTTTTGAAGCAGATAAGTACAATGTTTTTTTAGCAATTAACATCATATCATCTTTTTTAGCTTGTATTACTATTCTATCTGCGTTTGTGGCAGCTTGCGGTCTATTAAAACTAGGAATACTTGACAAAGGCGCGGGACAAGCTCTAACAGATACAAATCTAGATAATGCTTGATCAGAAGTCCAATAAGTTGTGGAAAAATCATTAGCCGCATCCTCTATAGAATAAGACAAAGAATCTTTAATTTCTCTATTTGGTATATCTTTAATGTCGTTAGGGAGGGGTTTATTTGGCCCTATTGGTTTGTTTGTCAATATTGTAATAGGATTTCCAGGTTTACCGGATTTCCAAGTAGGTTGAACATCATGTTGAGGATGAGGACCGGTTCCTACTCCTAATCTAATGGAAGCTCCGCCTCTACCGGTAAGAGTTGTATCTCCTTCAAAAGGCTGTAAAAAGTTAGCGGTATATGGTTTGGACGGAAAAGTATTACCTGGTTTTACAAACTCAGGAGCTGGTTTATTTTCAGAGACTTTAGACCTATTTGATATATGTGGTATTTGATTTATAACGGGATCATTAGTAGTATTTAAAGGCATTGTAAAATAATACAACACTTTATCTAAATTAGGAGCATCTGTACCGTCATATCCAGGAAGTTCCATAATCATAACATGCTCCCCTTTTAGAGGTATATTTCTTATATTTGTACTTAAAGGTCTTGCATAATGGCTTCTAACATTTCCTATTAATGAATTTGGATGTAACTTTACTAAAACAGAACCTAGCGGTAAAATCCTTCCTTTCTCATCTTTTTGATTTTTGCCGTATGCTTTATATGTCTCTATTACTTCCGCCGATACTGAATAGCCCATCTTGTAATCCTTTATCTAAATCATTAAATTCTTCTAGTAAATTATTTTCAGCTTTTTGTAACATTTTTAGTTCTGATAGTTCTTTTTGTGTTTCTTGAGCTAATTCTTGGAGCAAACTTTCTTTTTCCTCTTCGGATAAATTAAACTCACCGCTTGATATAGATGATGCTCTACTATACATTCTTTGTACAATAGCTGCCATTTTTATTAACTGGTCATCATTTTTTACCATTACATCAAAAAATTCTTTTATCACAGGTAAAATAACTACAGCATCATTAACACTTTGCACTACACCATCTAATCCTTTTAATGTTTTATCTAATTCTTTACTTCTTTTTTTAGAATTGCCATAAATCTCTTTTAATAGATTTGACATGCTAAAATCATCAAATAATTTAATATCTTCCATATTATTTTTTCATGTATTTACTAAATTGCAAATCGAAATCTTCTTTAAATATTTTTACTATTTTTGTGATTCTATTTGTGTTTGTCATGGGAATATTAGCTCTTTCCCTTATTAATACATATAATGCTTTCTTATTAAATGCATATAAAGATTTTCGATGTTTAAAAATGTCAATAATAGAATCTGCAATTGATTTATCTAGATTGTTTTTGAATGTAAATCTAAATTTTTCATATAAATCTTCTGTCCATAAATTAATAAAATCATCTAAAGATTCTTTATAATGTTTTGTTACCACTTCATTTATAACATCTCTTTCTTCATCTATTTCCCAAAGTTCTGCTTCTCCTATTCTATTCTTATATCCTTTCTTGTTTTCCATGATTAGATAATTTATAGCAATTCGAGTAAAAAAGGAATAGGCTTTAGCTCTTTCTTCGTTATATCTGTGCATTTTTATTGTTAACATAGATACTAATTGGCAATGTAAATCTTCATAAGGAGAATCTATATACATGTATTTTCCCATGTTTATTAAATTTTCTGCTAGTTTACAAAAAGCCGGATAAATGCTTGACTCGTATAAAATATTTTTTTCTTTCTGTGAATTTGATTTATTATATTTTATTATTGACTCTTGTACATCATCATCAAAATACATTTTTTTCTTTAATTTTTTCATATTGTATAAATAAAAAAAATCTCTCAACATAATTGAGAGATTTTATGTTACTACTTTTTATCGGAAGTAAAAAGTAAATCTAATTCTTCTATTGTATTACTTAGCTCTTTAAATATAAAGCCAACTTCATCGTCTGATTCAAAAGATCCTATCCTATCTAATGTTCTCATTTTTTGGAGTGAATCTCTTACTCTACCTCTTATTGATAATATTATATTAAAATAGTTATCATTCTCTTTTTCTAAATCATCAAAATATTTTTTAGATTCTTTTAAAAGTTTTTCGTTTTTTGAGAAATTTATTATTGTTAGATATAAAAGTATGATGTTTATTATTATTGATATTATAAGCATATTTTATTTTTTATGAAGAAATCATTTGTCTTGCTGCATCTGTGGATGCCATGATGATAGATCCTAAAGTTACTTTTTTATTTTCTGGGATTTGTAAATATTTGGATGCTGAATCATCGTATAGCCCCGCTTGAATTTTTATTGCGACGTATTCATTATATGATAAAGTCACATATTTTTGTAATAAATATAATGATTTATCAGAAGCTACTAGAAATTTAGTTGCATCGTTAAATTTATATCCCCTATTCATATTTTTTTTGTGCCAGTCAGAAGTTTCTTCTACAAAGAAAGGTTCATCGTCTACTCCACATAAACCAATAGAGTTGAACAATGAAGCTACAGTAAATTCCTCTAGATTAAAATCTAATGCAATACCTGTAGATTTATACAATTTACAAAGACTTAATCCAAAATTGTAAGTATTAATTGAAAACTTTAACAGTCCTCCTTCGTAACAATAGTTATTATCTAAAAACATTGAAGCGGGAGCGCTTTTTAATTTAGATTCATAATCTGATAGTAACTTAAGGAAATTTTCTTTTCTTCCGCTATCTACGCGTAGATTTAATAAATCTGTAAATTCTTTTAACAATTCTTCTGATTTCATAAAACTTTTTTTTTGTAACAATTTATTATAATGTTTTGTTTATTTTGCTCCATTCTTTTATCTGGGCGGGTGACATATTCCTTAGCTCAGATTCAGAGAGTTTTTTTTTACTTTTGGCTCTCTGTAATTTCTGCTTTTCGATTTATTTTTAGGAGAGGGGATGGTAGATTCATCTTCTATTTCACCTGAGGATATATCATAGTCCTCATAAATAGGAACAAAAGTAACGTCCTCTATTACATCTGATTCAATTTCTTCTTGCGTAAAATCTTGAAAACTTCCGGTAACTACTTCTTCAAATTTCACTTGTTCTGCAAGTGCATTATTAGAATATGGCATAACTTCATTGAAAGACCCTTTTATAATAGGCATATCTTTAATTTCATTAATAGATTCCATACTATTATTTTTGGGTTTATTTTTACTTCCTGTAGGCCTGCCTCTTCTTTTTTGTTTAGGTAATTCTGATAAATTTCTTGACCATGAAAAATCCGCCTTTGGAAAATTTGTATTTGTAGGAACTATTGAATCCCTTACTAATTCTTCAAAAGAACTTGTTTCTTCATTAAAAGAACTAGTATATTTTACTCTTTCATTAAAATCATCAATATACTTTATATCTTCTTTTGTCAAATCATCGGAGTAAAATTCAGCTAAAGGGCTTCTCTCTTTTGTTTTTTCCGGAATAGGATTTTCTTCAATATTATCAGAATCTTTTTCATTTTCTTCTAGTATTACTTTTTGTGTAAAATGATATGCGGTTAGTAATGCAATAGCTAATGGATCTGCTAGAAATACGATAACTAATAAAAACCAAAATAGCACTTTGTCCAAACTTGTATTAGTAACTTCGGAAAGATAAATTAAAGGTCCAAGTTCAACTGCGACTTCGTTGCTTGATTTAATCTCTATAATTTTTGTTTCGTAATAAAAAATGGAATCAGAGAATCTTGTAATATCTTGATAAACTCCATCTCTTCGATTTTCCATTTTAGTTATGTCAGAATTAAGTCCTTCTACTTGTTTTATATAATCTTTTCTTGTTGAAGCATTTGACCTTGATGTTGTCTTACCTCTACTATCTGTAACAATATCCTTAGAGTCAGACATCATTCCGGAAGAAGTATTATTTCTTTGTGACCTAGTTTGAGCAATATCAGAAATTATTTGATTGTATTCTTTTTGTAAATCATTTTTTTTGTCAATGAAGAAGTTTTTTTTCTCTTCAATTAATGCAACTTCAGATTTAGAAGCCATTAGTTTATTTTTGTTCTCTGTATATGCTTGGGAGAGAATACCATATACTCCGGAAGATGTTACAAAAATGACAAGTAACAAAAAAATTAATCCTCCAAATTTATATCCAATAGTTAATTTATTCCAGTACCTATGCAAAAAAGATGCAATTACGAGTTTGGATATTTCAATTCCAGAACCAAGAAGTATAATAGCTATTCCTGCTCCGGCAAAAACTTGAGAAAGTCCTTTTACAGAAAAAAATCCTACTACAGAAGCCAGGAAAATAGCGCAGATTAAAAGAAGATATGAAATTCTTTTTTGCGTTTTAATATCGTTTGTCATATGTATTTTTTTACAAAGATAGTCAATTTTTTTTATAAATCAACTTTTTTTGTATTTTATTATTTACATGATTATTACATGTATGCTAATGTATTATAAGAAAACATCACTTATATAATTATGTTAAGTATCATATTTATCATTTTGTTTAAAGATAATTAATTTAGCATATACATGATTATACATTTATACATGAGTTATGTCAACGTATATTTTTTTACAATAGTTCATTTTTTTATGTTTAATTATGTATTTTAACATTTTATTAACATGTAAATATTTTGCGGGGAAACTAAAATAAAAATCATACCCCCCAGAGTAAAGTAAAAATTAAAAAAAAACATGAAAAACAAATATGAAATCTATTTATTCTAAAAACATTAAACTAACATTTATTACTAATTGATTATAAATTAATACACATTATTATGAAAACAATGATAAAAGCATTATCAGATTTTGAACATACAGGACACATGGTTTATCTAAAAAAAGTATTTCCCGAGGCTTTTTTTAAAATAAAATCATTAACTGTTCATTTCAAAGAAAAAGAAGAATTAATACCTATTGGAGGAGATGATGGAGAAATTAAAGCAGAAATAACTTTAAACCCCGTAATAAAATGTCAATTCTACATTTATGCAAATAAAGATGTTTTTGACAACAAAGGAAACGCCCTCGTCCCTTACATTATAGATTTAAATGTTGATGAAACCAATGATGTAGAAGATTTGTTAGACATTATAAAACAAATGCTACAGAATGAGTTCAAAGAAAAGATTGAATGATACATTATCTTTTATGTCCGAGCATGACAGAGTAATGTTTCTATATGATAATATTCTTCTAAAGAACCCGGAAGATTCTTTTGATTTAAATAAAGAAGTGTTTAAAATTTTATTTTCATCTGACTTAAATAACGTTGACAATAAACATGATTTTATTGACGATATGGCAGATTCGAATGACTTTTTTTCTTTTTTAGATGACAATGCAGAATCTTTTGACTCTTTTTCTTACATTGATGATGAAATGGATGAACTATTAGATTCCCTAGAAGAAAATGAATTAGAAGATGATTTATACGATATTGATGTTGAAGTAATTATAAATGGAGATTTGCTTTTAATATTTTCAAACGCATTAGAAGAAATTGAATCTTACATCTATAATTATTGCTTTATTGATGGATATATTTTTACACAATTATCTACGGATGAAATGAAAAAAATAACATCTTTAAACATAATAACAGAATATAAATATAAAAAAATATACAAAATACATGGAAAATTAGAAAATGATATTTGTTACAATTAATTTATTCAAAAATGGCATATAAATTGAAAGTGCTAGAATATATATTAATAAATAACTCTTAAAAATTAAAACAATGGCAAATTTTGATGATTTAGGTTACGACGAAGTAGTAGATACTATTTGCGACGTAATTGATTTGGGAAAAAATGTTAAAAATGTGTTCGCCGACGGATTTCAAGTAATTCCTGATCTTATCGCATTGACTCCGGAATTCTTTAAAGTACAAGAAATTATCGGAGACGCTCCTTTAGCTATTAACCAACTTAAAAACTTAAGTGTTGACGAAGCTAAAAAAGCTCACGAAGCAATTGCAAAACGTACAGGTGTAGCACAAGACAAAGTTGTTAGTACAGTAACTGGAGCTTTTGGCATCATTGTAGAGTTGTATGAAGTATTTGCTTGGAATCAGGCGAAGTTCTATACAATCAAGACAAAAGTACAAGACTTATTGTAGACCTCTCCCCCCTACCTTTTATTAAGCCCCGCTAATTTTTTGGCAGGGCTTTTTAATTAGTAAAAATGCAATATTTATAATAAAGGGTAACTATGCTAATATACAGGCCTACTATTATTTCTGGTTCGGGATATTATTCTGGGTCTTTTGATGGAGATGGCTCACGTTTATATAATTTAATATCCTCTTCTTATGCTATAACCGCCTCTTATGCTTTAAATGGAGGAACCGGAGGCGGACAAAAAGGAGATAAAGGAGAAATGGGAGATTCCATATTCACTTCTTCTTTACAAGGTGTATTAGTAACCGTTAATCACAATTTAGATTTAGAATATCCGGTTTATAATATTTATGACAATGCCGGAAAAGAAGTAATACCTAAGGAATTTACTATAATTGATGAAAATTCTGTTCAAGTAAATTTTGGCATAGGATTTACTGGGTCTATAAGTATTTCTGCCGGACAACAAGGTTTTAAAGGATTTAAGGGCAGCAAAGGAGAAATTGGACCTAAGGGAAACAAAGGCGAATTAGGGGAAGCCATATATAGTTCATCTATACAAGGAAGTCTTATATCTGTATCTCATAATTTAGATATTCAATATCCTGTTTTTACCATTTATGATAGTTTAGGAGATACTGTAATACCTAAATCTTTTTCTGTTATTAATGACAATACGGTTGAAGTTGATTTTGGTATTGGATTTACTGGTTCTATAAGTATTTCGGGAGGTATAAAAGGGCAAAAAGGAGAGCCCTATAATGGATCTGTAATATACGAGAGTGGTAGTAAAATTGGTATAGGTGTTTCAAATCCTACTTACCAATTACAGCTATCTACTGACAGTGCCGGAAAGCCTAACGGAGGTTCTTGGGCAAATTCCTCGGATATACGCTTAAAAACTGATATAAAAGACATAGAGAATCCATTAGAAACTATAAAAAAACTAAGAGGAGTTACGTTTAATTGGAAAAGCGGATTACACGATAAAGATGACTCTGGAGGTTTTATAGCAGATGAATTAGAAACTGTATTTCCTTCCTGGGTTAGTTTAAAAAATCCATCTGATAAAGAAAAAGTATATTTAGGAAATAATAAAGTAAAAACTATATCACTACCTTTTTATTTTGACGCTTTATTAGTTGAGTCAATAAAAAAACAACAAGAAGAAATAGAATTAATAAAAAATAGTATTATAGAATTACAACTACTTATTAAAAATAAATAATTAGAATGAGGATACTATTCCCTACAATATTTTCTGGTTCTGGGTATTTTTCTGGTTCTTTTGATGGAGACGGGTCAAGACTTACTGGTATATTGACATCCTCTATTGTTGACTTTAATCAAAACATAAAAAAAATAACTTTTCCATATATAGGTAAAGCTCAAATAACAGGCTCCTTAGTCATTAATGGCTCTACCTCAAGTTCTGCTGATTTTTTTCTTATAAAATCAGGTTCTTTTAATTCCGTAAAAGTTAATGACAAAGGAGTATTACAATTAGGTTCTTTTGCAACAAAACCATCCGCTAGCGAGGGAGGAATTATATATAGCGATTCTAGTTATTGGGTTGGTTTAAATTAATCTTAATCAATAAACTATTTATATAAAAGTAACTTAAAAAAAATGAAATGGCAACTTGGAAAAAAATACTAGTTAGTGGATCTAGCGCACATGTATCAGCTGTAACGGCATCAAATCTTACAAACACTAATATTTTAATGTCCGGACCTGGTGGAAGGATAAAAAATACAGGATTTACCTATGGCTCTGGAACCCTTAATCTAGGAAATACTATTGTTTCCGGATCTGTCTTTTCGGGTTCTTTTGTTGGAAATGGTTCGGGATTAACAGGACTTGTAACTTCTCTAAGGATAAGTGGTTCTACAGGTAACGATGTACTAGATTTAAAAATAGATAAATTGTCAATTTTAGGAGGATCTACTCCTATAACTACGGCTGTTACTAATAATACTGTTACTATAAATATTGCTAATGCTGCGGCTGACGGAACAACAAAAGGTCTAGCAACTTTTGACACCGATGATTTTGATGCTAGTAGCGGATTAATAACTCTTGGAAATTCTCCTAATGGTGCCGTACTACAAGTTTCAGGTACAGTAAACGAAATTGATATAAATAGGACTAACGGTTTAGTTACCGTAGGTTTACCTAGTGATGTAGTAATAACTAATGATTTAACCGTAGGAGGTGATTTAGTTGTAAATGGAGATTTAACATATCTTAATGTAGCTAATTTAGCCGTTGAAGACGCTTTTATTTTGCTTAAATCAGGTTCTTCAACAATAGGAGACTCCGGTATTATTTTTGGAGGAAGTACAGGCATAGCTCAAAGCGGTTCAGCTTTAGTTTGGGATGGGAGTTATAATACAAATGATGGTCGATTATCTATTGTAGGTAATTTAGGCGCTAATGCAACAGGAAATGTAAGTCCATCTTATTATGTAGCTGGGGTTTACGAAGGTTCAGAGGCTAACGCCGCAACAAATAAAGCAGACCATCCAGGAAACATAAGAATAGAAAATTCAGAAATTTTTATATATGTTTAAAAAATTAATAATGGGTATTATTCAAAAAGTTTCAAATA